AAGTCGTTAGTGTTAATTGTACCAGTTGCGCCAGTTGCACCAGTGGCTCCTGTTGCTCCTGTTGCACCGTCTATACCAATAGTTCCGTTAGCGCCAGTCGGACCAGTTGGTCCTGTACTTCCAGTAATACCTGTAGGTCCTGTAGCACCAGTAGCACCATCAATACCAATAGTTCCATTAGCACCTGTTGGTCCTGTTAAACCTGTAGCACCAGTAGGACCTGCAACAGTTGAATCTGCACCAGTAGGTCCTGTAGGACCTGTAGAGCCAGTTGAACCAGTAGCACCTGTAGAACCAGTTACTCCTGTTATTCCTTGGATTCCCTGTTCGCCTTGAGGACCTGTAGGACCAGTCGCTCCTGTTGAACCTGTTGCTCCAGTCGCACCAATCGCACCAGTAGACCCAGTTGGACCTGTAGGTCCCAAGTCACCTTGAGCACCAGTTGAACCAGTTGAGCCTGTACTTCCAGTAGCGCCAGTTGAACCTGTTGCGCCAGTACTGCCAGTCGGACCTGTAATACCTTGAACACCTGTTGCACCTGTATCCCCTGTAGGACCTGTTATAGAGGCTCCTGTGACTCCTGTAGGACCAGTAGGTCCAGTAACAGTAGAGTCAGCACCAGTAGGACCAGTCGATCCAGTGATAGCAGGACCAGTAGTACCAGTAACACCAGTGGGTCCAGTAGGACCAATGTTACCTTGAGAACCTTGAATACCTGGAACACCTTGTGCACCTGTCGGACCTGTTGGACCTGTTGCTCCATTAGGACCTAACGGACCTTGAGTACCATCAACTTCAATAAGAATATTATTAGGGTCAGTAACACTGACCTCACTAATAGTTTCTTGTATTGTAATCTCAGTTGCCATTTAGCGAGTGACCTCTCCTCTGACAACAAACTTTCCTTCAAGAACTCTAGTGACAACACCATTAGCAGTTTCAGTTAATTCTAAATCATAAGTATGACGACCAGCAGGTATATCAGTAGTATTAGCTGCTGTTAAAGATAAAGTTACAGTACCATTTGAGGAAAAAGATATTCTACTATTAGCAGTAGTTAATTCAATAAGAACAGTATTAGCGTTAAGAAAAGAACGGACTTGCATTTTACCTGTATAGTTGCCAACTAAACTCCAAGGAGTACCATCAGTTTTAATAGTAAAAACTAAACTGAAAGTAGAACCTTGGTCACAGACCATATTGTATCTACCTGACATTATTTCTTCTTTCTTGCCACAGCAGCATTATCAACTAAGTTAGGATACTTTCTTCCTGCAGCTTTAGCGCGAGCCTTAGCACTTTTGATCTGTGCTGGTGTTAATTTCTTAGAAGTTTTCTTAGGGTTCTTCTTATCCCAAAATGCTTTTTGTTTCACCACTTCACCTTATTCGCCCAGTACGCTGCAGACATTTTGCCTTTAGCAATATTTTTTGCGTGTCTTGCTTTAAAAGATTTTTGACGTGCTGTAGGTTTTCTGTCCCCAGTTACACCTTGTTGTCCAAAGCGGATTGTCTTAACCTGTGAACCAGACTTAGCCACAACAACGTGTGACTTAGTAGGATGGCTAGGGGTCCGCTTTGGTCTGTTGTAGCCAGAGACTCCAGCACTTTTTAAACGTGAGTCTTTTGGCTTCATAATTACTTCTTTGGTTTCTTAGGTGTTGCTTTTGATGCAGGAGACTTAGGTATACCATTTTGTAATGGCATAGGATTAATGCCATTAGGCAACATAGGAACTTTCATTCCTTGATTGCCGTGATTATACTTAGTGTAGTTACATCCACAAGTTGCGCACATATTATTTCTTCTTTCCCATTTTCTTCACTTTAGCGATTTTCTTAGCTGACATTTTTTTTGCATCGTTCTTCATTACTTTGCCTGACATTTTCTTGATTGATTTCTTTTGTCCGTACATTATTTATGCTCCATATGCTTGACCAGTTTTGTTTGATATATCTATTGCCTTACGTATATCCTTAGTCTTAGTAGTATCAGGTTGAATACCCTGCGACCTAGCCTGACGATATAGCGCAAGTTCATTGTCCCACTTCTTAGCTGACATTGTAAGGCGAGTGGAAGCCTCTCCTGGATTCAAATCTACTGTGGTTGCTTTGCAACCAAAGCATCCTTCAACATATTCAGGATGTGTTCTTAATTGATGTAAAGTCATTTTGTCCCTAAACTCTTTTCAATTCTTTCAATAGCATCTTTCATTGAAGAGCCACCATTATTGCTTAGCTCACCGTCAAGTCTGTTCAATCTTTCCATAACACCAGGAACAGCATCTCTACCTGGACCACCAGGCTCGCCTTCCCAATCTCGGCGAAACTTTTCCAACCATTCCATCATAGAACGAGTCTTTCGAACTGTTGGAGCAATCACAAAAAACACAGAAGCAATTGCGCTTGCAGTTGCACCCATTATAAGAATGTTGTTTATCATCCTTCAAAGTTACTTTCAGTAATGCCGATGCCAGCAGCAATAAGTGCTGTCTTTTGGTCTGACGTAACATCGTATTCGTGACCCCCTGCATAGTATTCGCTAGCAGCATCTATTTGATCTGTAGATGGAGTTCTGTACTTTTTATAAGTAGAACCAATTTTCAAAATACTTACACCACGTGTTAATTTGTAGCGTGAGAAGAAATATCCTAAAGCTGCTGGACCTTCATCAACTGTTGGTGGAAAGAATTTTGGCAACTGAGTCTCCTAATAAGAATAGCCCCCAGTTTCCCAGGGGCTATTACATTTTATCTAACTACGCAGCGTTAATGCTGGAGCTTGATTCGATGCGGTATAGTGCTTCTTCGCGATAACGCTTGAAGCCTAGAACGCCGTACCAACCGATTGGGCGCAAGCGCATCAATTTGTCGGTTACGTTTCCGATAACTACGTGTGGTTCTTCAGCAACTGCTTCTGCAAGTGCTTGTTGACCAGCTAGTAATGTACGGAACACACGTGCACTTGAACCACCATCGGTGGCGTTGTACAAGCGTGGTGATTCGATGAAGTATGCACCTTCGAATGTTCCAATTTCGCCTGCCCAGATGGCATCGTTTGATTGGTATTCGTGAGGTAATCTCCAAGAAGCAGAACCTGTTTCAGCACGAAGATCGTGTGAAACTTCTGGATGTATTGCACACCAGTATAGGCTGCCCTTACGAGCAACTGCTTTTCCTGCACGCAATTTTGCAACTGCTAGACGGATGTCTGCAGCTTTCAAGGTGTGAGCACCAGTAACGTTTGTTGTTGCTGTTGCACGTGTACCTGAAGCGTTGCTTGCGTAGATAACGTTTGTTCCACCACGAAGTTCGGTTTGAACAATTTCGTCAATGGAATCAGCCATATTGAACGCAACGATATTTGCAATCGCTGGATCAACATCTGCTAATGACATCAATTGCAGTTTGCGAGTGGTTAGAACTGCGTTACCGTATTCGTTAAGAGTTACGGTTACTGCAGTTGGTGTACCAATTGCTACTGAATCTGGATCAACTTGCTCTGAAAGAGCAGTTGTTGCCTTGGACATATCGTTGTAAATTTGGAATACAACGGATGAGCCTGGCATTGATTGGCGTGCTGGACGTTTGTCAGCGACTGAACGGAGTAATGGTTGAGAGCGAAGTGCAAACTCAACAAGACGGTCATATGCTTTTTGTACAAGACCTGCACCATTAGATGGTGTAAAGGTTCCTACGTTAGAAGCACTTGAATATTGACCGCCACCAAGACCACCGTTTGTCGTTGCAGCGCCGCCTGATAATGCGGTATATACTGTTGACATTTCGGATATTTCCTTAGTTTAGTAGTTTTAAATTATGACTGTTGATTAATCATATTGATAATATCTTCAGCTGAAGAAGCTTGATCAATACGAAGCATCGTGTCATCAAAACCAGCAGGGGATTGAGCATTAGCAGTAATAGCATCGATTTGACGTAAGGTTGCCAAGTCTGGTCCTTTGTCTTCTTGCTTTTCTACTAATCCAAAAATGTCTGCATTTTCCTTAATCCAATTGTCAACCGCTTCTGGGGTTGATTCTAAATCGGAAGGAATGAATTTAGCTATCTTTGGGCTTACACCCTTGCTTTCCAAAACTGATTTGATTGTACTTTCGCGTTGCACAGAACGTAGTTGTCCGAGTTCGGACTCTAGTTCCTTGATTCGCTTTTCTTTTGCGCGATCTACTTTGCGAAGTTTTTTAACGAGATCGTTTGGTTCCTGGCTATCGTTATCCAGTTCTTGATCTTCGTCATCTTCCCAGTCTTGATAATTGTTGCTCATTGCAACGCTCCCATTTCTTTTGGTTAGTCGCAAGCCTCACAATAAATCGGGGAAAATATTGTGGCTCTTGCTACCAGTCTTATACGCCTGCAGGGGCTGGTCGATCCTGCTAGGGGGTTTTAGAAGTTACCTTTAGACTGTTGACCTAAAGATACTTGTGTTGTGCCAGCAGAGCCTTTAAATGCTGCTTTCTCTGCTTCTTCGGATTTCTTTCTACGTTCAGATTTCAAACCTAAGAATGCTTCTTTTTGAAGTTCTTCTTGAGTTGCTGCTTCCATCTGATATCTTTCGGAAAGTGCTTGTGCTTGAGGTTCAATCTTTGCTAAGGTTTGAAAACCTTGTTGACCTGCTGCATAGGTATCAGAGATACCTGCTTGTTGTAATAAGCTTTCAATTGTTTCAACTCTTTGTTCTGGCAATGTGAACTTAGCTGCAGTAGCACCAGCACGTAGTTGAGCTTTACGGATACCAGATTCAAGTTTCATTGCTGGATCTTCTCCAGATAAAATTGATTCTGCTAATTGATTACGTTGCATATTTGGATCATTAAATCCATATTGGCTAAAGTATCTACCTAGTTCATTTTTAACTTCAGCAGAAGCATTATCAATCTTATTGAATACTTTATTGATTCTGTCTTGAGTTTCTGCTGGAGATACTGCACCAGCAATCAACTTATCTACAGTTGTCTTGTTTGCAAGACCACTTAAGTTATTTGCATTAAGTAAGTTTTGATAAACTTCTTCAGCTTGTAAGTATTCTTTAGGTGAGTATACTGCTAGTCCTTTAGCAATACGACCTTGATTACCTATAAATCTATTCTTATATACATCAGTATCACGAAGACGAAGGCTTGCTTCTTCAGCACTAATTCCTTCAATCATAAACTGTTTAATTACAGGAGCTAATGTTTCTAGATTATATTGTTTGAATGTATCTTCTAATATTGCAAATGCACTCTTGCGATCAAATTCTCTTTGTTCAGCGTAAGGGTTTGGAGCAGTGGCTGTAGTGGTAGTTGTGGTTCCAGTACCAGTTGGAGCAGCAGCAGCAGCATTGGCATCAAGTCTTGATTGTAAAGTCCCAAGAAATGCTACAGGATTTGTTGTAGCTGTAATCTTAGATGCATTATTTCTAATAAAGGCTAACTCATTATTGCTAAGACCTTGACCAGTTTTAGTTGCTTGAGCAATAACTTTTGCTGCAGCAGGATTAGCTTTAGCAATTGCTTTAGCCTCTTGAGCATTCTTTTTATAATCAGTTGCCATTTATGCGAAACCATTATCTTGTAGGATTTTAAGTGCAAAACCAGAAGCATCTTGACGAGCTTGTGGGGTATAAGGATACTCAGGTTTATTACGTAACTTAATACCATAATCTACTAATGATGGAATTTTATCTCCAGACATAGCACTAATTAAATCTTGATCTTTAGTAATATCTACACCTGTAGATGGAGTGCCAAAGATTTGAGACTTTAATTGGATAAATGGACTTAAGAACTCTCTAGGACTAATGTCTTGATCTATTAAAGGAGCAAGGACAGGAAATAATCCTTTAGCCATATTTTTAAGTTTTAAAACTGTATCATCTAAACCAGTCTTAGACATAACTGAGTTAATAGCATATTGTCTTAAATCTGTGTTAGGTAAAGATAAACCATAGTCAGAAGCTAGCTTAGTAATTCTACCTAAGTTAGAACCAATTAAACCACCAACATCTTTGATGCCTTCTACTGTAATTTTTCTACCTAAGATGTCTAGTGCAAGTTTTTCTTTTTCTGCTTGATCTACGCCACCTCTAGTTATTGTAGATACTTGTTTGCCACCTACAGTACTTGTGGTCTGGCGTTGAAAACTTTTCTTTTCTAAAGCAGTAAGTCTTTTAGCGTACTCTTGAGCATCTGCTGGGTCAGCAACCATTCCAAGATAGTCTGTTGAGAACTGGTTTAGTTCTTGGACAGCATCTTCAGGGGTAGTTAAGTATACTGTGTCATAGACACTAGGTCCTTTACCTTTATTTTCAACAGCGCTTTTTTGCAAGAATATTTCAAGTGTCCCTGGGACTTTACTTAAAAGAGCATCTGGGGTATTTTCAATTAAAGTTGCGTAAGAATCTGATATTGATTTGATGCCTTTTGCATAAGCATCAATTTGACCTTTAGTATCTAATTTACCATTATCTTTAAGACCCTTAACGCCTAAATCAATTAATGATCTTTGAACAGCTATTAATTGATCAGTTGGTAGATTAAAATATGTATTTAATAACTCTGCTGGAGTAACTTCAATTCTATCAAATCCAGGAGATACTCTTTGTCCCTGAAGAACTACTGTTGGTTTTGGTTGTAATCTATAATAAGTTTTAGATGTGCCAAATAAACCAGCAATATCTTCTGGACTAAGAGTGGTGCTATCTCCAGACTCGTCATAATCTGTTTTTGGATCTTTAGGGATGAATACCATTACTCTCCTACCAGTGGTTCAAATAAAGTTCTATATGCACTCATTGCATTTGGATTTTCCAAAGCTAGTGATAGCATCTTTTCCAATGTTTGTTGTCTTAAGTATTTCTTGTAAGATCTTTCACCATCAGTTGATCCTTGAATCTGATCAAACTGTGCTGCGAAGTCGTCATAGTATCTAGTCATCTTGGCAATTGCTGAACCTGTTGGGGTATCAGGCATATCACCATTAAGAATCATAGAACGAATATCTGTAATAGCGTTTTTCTTTCTTTCATCAACAGAGCCTAAAGTTTCTAGATATTCTTTAAGAAGTGGTTTATCTTTTCTAAAATCCTTAGACCAAGTTTCCCACTTTAATCTTTCATATCTTTTCTCTACATCTGTTTGAGCTGAATCTAATCTTTCTTCGTGGATATTTTTAACTTGTCTCCAGTAGAAATACTGATCTGCTGCAATTCCTTCTTTAAAGAAATCTTCAACAATCTTTGACTTTAATAAACCTTGATCAACTAAATATGAATATGCTTCTAAATCAAAATTACCTTCATTAGGTGCCAAGAATGCTGCACCCTTTGGATACTTTTTAAATAAGTCAGCATTGTCTTGCATCCAATTTGCAGTCTCTTTAGTAGATCTAAGTGAACCAATGCCACTGCTTTGAGACTCACTAAGCATATAAGCAAGTTTGCCTGGGAATAATTGAGTCCATTTAGCCATAGCTTTATCCATAGCATTTGGATCTTTACCATAAGTTTGAAGTATCTTATTAAACTCAGGCTTCAATGAAGGGATTTCTAAATCTCTTTTAACCCAGTTAGGAACATCTGCACCTGTACCAACTTGTGGTGAAGCTGGAACAAAGGTTCCCATAAACGCTCTAGCAACAACAATGTTTCTAGCAGTATTGTTTAACTTAATATAAAAGTCTTGTACCTCTTTAGCAGAAGCATCTGGTTTAGGAGCTTGACCAGTTGCTGCGTAATACATTAATGATTTACGCCAAGCTGAAGCATATTGTGAATTGCGTTCATCTGAATCAAAAACACTCATCCATCTAACTAATGTTGATGGTAAGAATGATTCAAAGAATCCTCTACCTACAGAGTATTTACCTAAAGTAGTTTTCTTAAAGTCTTGAGATAGTTCAGGAGCAAACTTAGATAGAATCATCTTGTCTAGGAATTGAATACCAATAGCTGAAAGAGGACCAGATAGTGTAGGGATTGCTGCATCAGGATCAATGGATGGAGTAATCATACTAATCTTGCCAGTAAATTCTAATGGCATTGGATGTTTCAATGCTTCTGGATCTAATCCACTTAGGATAAATGCAGTAGCTCTGTAAACAATATCATCACCAGGATAAACAAAGTACTTTTCACCTTGGTCATCTGTGTAGATAAAGCCAGTATGGTCCATACCTTCTGCAAGCAATCTTGCTTTAACTAATGCTTGAGGTTGGAACTTAACTAATCTTCCAGCACGGCGATAGAAGTCTTCAGTTGCACGATAATAACGAGCTAAGTTACGTAAGCTAAATGCCATATTAGTTCTAATGGCAGGGTTATCTACATAAGATAATGTACGTTCTCTTGCAAAGAATAAGGATAAGTTTGCTGCATATTCACTAGCTAATTTACTTGCTAGTTCTTCATCAATACCATTTGCTATGTGTTTATTTTTAACAACTGTTTCTGTTGCTTCTAATTGTTTACGATAGCTTTGGTAATTAGCAAACATAATAGGTTCTCTGCCTAGGACGCTGATTTGACGAGCCATCCAGGACATACCTTTTTCCATAATCTTATTCATATGTTCCCCTGGACCATTGGCAATAGGAACATATCTGCGACCAAGAATAGTTTCAGGTGCGTCTAAGTCATCAAAAGCATCTAGATCATCAAGAGTTAATTCACCACTTTTAAATCTAGTTATAGGAGAACCTGTTAAAGTATCTTTATCAAACTTAACCACTTTGTTAACAAGCTTGTCATTAATTAAACCATTGCGTTTAGTAAATGGATGAGCAACAAAGTCATACATTCTTTCAGCATATGCTCTAGGACCTAGTGATTCATACAATACAAGATTAGATAACTTGCCTTCAAAATCTAAATCTTCAATATACTTCATAAGGTTTTGAATAGTTTGTTCTGGTTTCTCTTTACGAGCTAAACCTTTAAGAACTATTTCACCAAATTTTAAGTTAGTCCCACGACCAACACGTAATTGAATTTGAGTTAACCAATTAATTTTAAAATCTAATCCAGCACTGCTTTTAAGGTTAGTCCAAACAGCTTCTGCTTTAAGATTTTTAATAGCTTCTCTAACTGATGGGTTCCATTCAGCAACACCACCATAACGTTTTTGTGCTTTTAACACAGCATATTGAGTAGAGCTTTCGCCAAGGTTTAAAGTAGATAAAGCGCCTTCATTGATTTCGTCAATAACAGACATACCATATTCTGAGTTAACAAAGTCTTCTACCCAACGCTCAACGGTTTCAGGTTTAGCTCCAGCAACTCTAATCAAAGCTTGTTTCTTAGCAATACGTTTTGCAACAGCTTTGGCTAGTCCACTATCACTTGAATTAATTAATAAACGTTCAGCTTCAGTAATCTTGTCTGATTTAATATAACGATAGATCATTCTATTAAACAAACCAAGTTGAGCTTCACCTTGAGTTACATAACGTAATTCAGTTGAGATAGCTTTACCTAACATAAAGTTTTTTAAATCACTTGTGCGTGCTGCTAATCCAAAGAATGCTACTTCTTCAATAACGGAACGCAAACCTAGTCTTGGAACTAAGTTAAACCAGGACCACATATCTGTAAGTTTTTCGATAAAGACACTGTTATAAGATTTAGCAGCTCTAGAGAATGGATTTCCCACACCTTCTCTTGCCCACTCCATAAAGTTAGGAACACTAACTCTTTGGCTTTGCTGCCACCAACCAATGCCATATTGTTCTTTACCAATTTGAGCAGGGTTATAGCTTACTTTACCTAAGTTTCTTGCAACTTCTTCAGCAGTTGGAAACGCCATAGATAAGAAGTCATCAATTTCTACACCATCAAGAAGAGTAGCATATTTAGGATTAGATAATAAAGCATTCTTAACTGTTTCAACTGCATCAACAATTCCATCAGTATCGTCTAGTTCAATACCATTTCGAAGATTGTCCAGTACCTTCTTTATAGTATCTTCAGTCTTGCCAGTTTCTCTTAATGCTTGACGAATAATATTAACTTTATCGTAGCCTAAACCTTTGCGAATGCCAGTAACTTTTTTACCAGCATCACCAATAAAAGCTTTTACTCTATTGATATTCTTTTCAAGGCTAGCAATTTCATCTTCAGGAAGATTGTTTTTAACAGCATCTTTTAGTTTAGCCTGTAAGTCTTTTAATTCTTCAACGTAAACTTTCTTTTGTTGTGAAAGTTCTTGTAAAGCACCTTTGCTTCTTGAAGCAAGGCTTGATAATTCTTTATCTGTGATGCCTTCTCTAAGTCCCATACCTGCAGACTTAGCTAATTTAAGATCTGAGATGTTTCTTAATGCAGACATATCTTCTGAGTAAAGATGTTGAGAAGTAATCTTAATTGATTCTAATAACTTCTTGCCTTCATCAGTTGCTTCTAAACCGAATTGTCTACCAGTTGTTAGAAGTAAGCCAGTCCACATACGTAAACGAGTACCAGGAGAAGCTTCTCTCCAGGCTTGAGCAATAACTTCAGCGTGATATTTATCAACAGATAATCTAGCAATTTGTTTAACAGCTAAAGCATCACTTGCATCATCAATACTAATTGATTTGCCCATAAAGGCACGTTCAAATTGGCGAGTAAATCTGTCCATTACTGTTTTAACGCCAGCAAATTGTTCAAGTTGTCCTACATTTGCAGCGTTAGCAAATGATGTTGCAAATTCTTGAGCACTATCCCAAGATCCAACAGGAGTTTTTGTACCAATCCCAAGTACATTTCTAACTGCAGGGGCAATAAATTCAGCACCAAACTTATTGAATAAGTTATAGGTAGGCATTAAAGGAGCTCTACCACCTGCTGCACCTCTACCGATTAATTCAGCAGTGCCAGCACTTATAAAGTAATTTTTAGCAGAATCAGCATCTTTAATACCAGCTTTAGACCATTCAGTAATTAAGTCTACAACTACTGGTTTATCTGGTTCAGCTAATTTAAATATGGTTGAAGTATTGACTTTAAAGATTCTAGATAATTCGGCTGCTATTTCAGAGCGTTCTGCAATGGTTGTAGCTTTAGAGTATTTATCAATTCTTGCACCAACTTCATCCCAGTATCTAATAACACTGCGACTCTTAAACATATCATCAATAGAAGAAGTTAAAGCAACACCAGTTTTTTGAGCAGTATCCAATAAACCATATCTGGCAACAGTAAGAGCTTTAGGAATTGGACCTAAAGCATATGTTAATGGATCTACAGCAATAATGTAGGAAGCATCAATAACACCAGATACAATGTCGTAAGGATCTTTCTTAGTTCCTACCTTATCAAATCTAGTTAAACCTAAACCACCAGTAATATCTCTACCAGGGCTAATTTTGGCTTGTTCAAGATCTCTAATTGCTTTTGCTAAATCAGTTTCTTTAGCAGCATTTGGATCATCAGTTAAAAGGGTTGTGAAATCTAGTATTGCTTTTAGTTCTTCTGGCGTTTCTGACAAAGCCATAATTTCGCCAGCGCCTTTTTTCATTGCAAAAAGTTTAGCTGTTCTATAAACACCAGGACTGTAGCTTTTCTTAACATTATCTTCTTTAACTTTATCGAACATTTGCTCGCCATTGTAGGCAGTTTTCCATTGTTCTGATTCGTTAAATAGATATTTAGCATCTTTAACGTTACCACCAAATAAAACGTTTTGAATCTTATCTGAGGTAGTTAACGTACCTGGTCTTTGTACAACATCACCTTGATCTTGAATACGTGCAAGTCTGTAAGGTGTTGCAATAAATCTTGCGTACTTGTCAAAACCTTCTAATGTTCTAGTAAATCTACTTTTTGACACAGGTGTAGAATTGTAAAGTGTTCTACCATAGACTGCAGTAAGCATATCTTTTGTTTCAACAGGAAGTTTATCGTATTCTACTCTAGATGTTGAATCTGGAAGCTCTAATAATCTTTTATTCTGTCCCCAAAGATAAGTATAACCAGCTAGATCTTTTTCTTGATCTTGGTTTATACCAACTCTTTTAGCAGCAGCATATGTATTAGGAGCTGTTCTCCAGATGACTTCACCGATTTCATCTTTTTCAGCCATTAAAACCCTTTGGCAGCTAGGTCTTCTGCTACAACCTGTAGATTAGGATCTGCTTGTGCTAAATCATAGAATGTATTTGACAAACTTGTCCCTCTATTAGATGTTTGTGGTAATAAAATTTCTGGTCCAGCACCTGGTCCAAATGGTAAACCAATTTCTGCTGGCTCATCTGGTCTTAAAGTATCTGCAGTTAGTCCAACTACAGGCTCACCTGTTGGTGTTGGGATAGGTGTAGTTAATTTAGGTACTTGATAAGCTTGACCTTGTAAGTCAGCACCTGCTTGCATCTGATTCAACTGAGTAGTGTCACCATAAAATTCAGATGGAATATCATCTCTTTTAGGTTGTTTTAATTTGCTAGACAAATTTAAATCGGTACGTTCTGAGTTTACGCCAACTCCTGATATAACTTCTTTTTCCACGTTAACCTGCTAACTGTCCGAGAATAGCCTGTAAATTAGGTGGTGCTTGTTGTGCTTGGGGTGCTCCTGGAGCAGCCTCAACAGGAGCGCTTTGTGGGACAGACATTTGCTCAACTGGAGACACTAACTCTCCAGGAGCGGCTTGTGGAGCCATCTCTGGGGCTGGTGCTGGAGTAAAGATTTTCTCAACGGCATCTTCAATAGATACACCTGATTGGCGTTCTTTGATAACTTGTGCCATTTTAGAAACTATGTCTGAAGGATCTTGTCCCTGTGTAGCCATTTGTGGAATGGCTTGAGCTAGAGCATTCATAGATGCGTTTAAGTTATCTCGCATCTTTTGAATGTCAATTCTTTCTTGTTCCCCAGTCACATTCATTGACCAAGGTAATTCTCTCATAATGAAATCTCTTGAAATAAGATCTGCACCTAGAGCTTGTAGTGAGAA